GAATGCCCACACCCATATTGGCAGCACCATGTAGAGCCGCTGCCGGCGCCAGTCCCAAGAGCCCAGCAGGAAGTGCATGCGCCTTCCATGATTCTTGAACCACGCCCAGGCCGCCAGAACGAGCCATACGCCGGGCCAAGCGTAGTCAAGGACAACGGGAGCCACGATACATAGCAACGCAGCCAGCGCCCATTGACGACGTTCCAGCGCCCATATGCAGCCGGCCGCGGCGGCGAACGTCAGCAGCACATTGAGCGGCAACGCTTGGCCGAATGCCAGCACAGCCGCGGGAGTGGCAACCAAGCCCCAAAGTGCCAGGCGCCGAGCAGACTTCCCTGCATCGGCGCCAGGTTGCGCAAGGTTGTAAGCCATGACCAGGGCGAACACAGGAAACGCAACCCGACCGAGCTGGGACACAACTGGCAGGTGACCAAGACCGAACACGGTCACGATGTGATCGCCGGTCATCAGCACCAGGGCGAACCACTTGAGGAGTTCACGTCCACCGCTGGTCATAGCCGATTCTCCCCAGCTGGAGTTGTCATATAGGTGCTTGTCGGAATCGGCGGCGACTCGGGAAAGCTCCCCATAGCGCGAGGCTGCCGCTCAATAGCTACGCCCTGCTCCCGCTGCTCGATCTGATCTAGAGCGCGGTTGATCTGCGTGTGACCATCCACAAGCCTGTTCTCGCGCCGAGGCAGATAGGGCTCGTACTGGCCGCGCCGGGCGACGTAACGGCACGTCGGCTCGTCCAGGTCGTAACGAGTACCCTGCTCCGTCACGCAATTGCAGCTGGGTTCGTCATGTCCACCGAGGCCATTTTCGCCACCCAGCGACGACCTGCAGAAAACGCGCGGCGGTTCGCTGGGGACGCTGAGCGCATCGTCGTATACGGGGGCACTCCAGGGCTGGGATGGGACACGCGGTAGGAACTTGTCGACGTATTCCTTTAGCGGTTGTGCCGACTTTGCCGCCACCGCTCCGCCCGCCGTCGCTGACGCTCCGTCGCGCGGAGCGCTGACGCCACTGGCACCACCTGGGGCGGGAAGGTCGCCACCACTCATCCGCTTATCCATTCGCCCGAACGCGACGTACAGCATCACCACCGCAGCCAGAATCAAGATCGGAAGCGCGATGTAGTACCAGGGAATCTTGCGCTCGGTGGTGTCAAGTTCGGTGGACTTGTACATGCCCATCGGGCGCTTGGGTAGCGTCTTGCGCTTGATCGTCAGCGGGGTGACCTTCTCAGCCCGTGCCTCGAACTTGTCGAACTCGCGCAGGTGCACAAACTTCGTCCCGAAGCGGCGGCGCACATGAACGTGACGCTCAATCAGATCGTGTACGAACTGATCGCACTGCTTGTCGGGGGATTGGCTTACGAAGATGAAGTCCAAGCCCTTATGCCGATGCTTGGCAAGCTGCTCCACGTGATGCGGCACCTTCGCACCGGCTGGCCGCTTCGGAAGCATGCCATGCTCATACGCCTCATCAACCAGGGCGACAGCGCCATCAGGAAGGAAGTTCGGCCAGTCGCGGAACTGCTCCGGCGTCATCTCTAGAACGCCAGTTTTGGCATAGTCGAACTCGCGAATGTTGCACGCGTACACGATGCGCCCCTGATCTTTGAACTCAAGCAAGCGCTCGATGGCGTGAAGCGTCTTGCCGTGCCCAGGCTGACCGGTATACCAGTAGATCATGAGCCCGCTCCCAGCTGGTCAGCGACAGCCTTCGGCACGATGAAGACCTTCCACGCCATGCGGACCGTCAAGGCGGAGAGGATCATTGAGAACGAAATGCCGACACCGAGGTAGGAGAGCATCTGCATTGCAGGCCCATCCAAGCCGCCGACAAACTGCATGACGAACTCTTTGAGCTTGGGCAACAGTGCATTGAACGTGACCGTCGTCAGTCCGAATGTAGCAAGCCCCTTGCCAATCAGGCCGCCCGCAGCGTCTTTCAGCTTGCCGACCAGCGACGTAGTGGCGTCAATAATCCAGTCAGAAACCATGCCCATTAGAAGGCCGCTCCCATAAGAATGCGAATTGCGGTGTATGCACCGAAGATCAAGATCAAGGCGCGCAGGATCGCCGCGATGCGGCAGAAGTACGGAAAATCAGCGGAATTGACGGTCTTGCCCATAATCGTGATTGCCGGAGGCTCAGGACAGGTTCCGCCACCGCCGAACATGTTGCTGGTATCAAGATTGTTCGTTGACAGTCCGATGCCCCACTTCTTGGCACTGGCAACATCGGCCGCGCCGTCACCAATCGGCGTCACGTCTCCCCTGCCCTCCAACACATCGGCCACACCATTGCCGTTGGCATCTCCATTCGTGCCGCCCTGTCCAGGCGTGTCCTGCTTTGAGGCGAGCTTCTCCACGGCGCAAGCGGATCGCCATTGCATGAGCAACTGCGTGTACTCCATCGCATTGCACTTCTCGCCGGTGCAGGTAGGCATGCCGGACTGGGAGCAATGGCCGCCGCTGATGTTGTTGTTGCGTCGGGTGTTGCAGTCGATTCGCCACTGAATCCGCGCCTGCCCACACATGATGGGCGACCCGCTACATGACGGGGGTGAGTCGCATGTGTCACCGCCGGAAAAGCTCTCGGGGTCGTCAGTATCCGGCTGGCCGTCGTTGTCCTTATCCCTCTTGCACGTCCCATCGGCGCCGCGCACCTCGCCCTGGGCGCACTGACCATCACCAGGGATGCAGCTACCGAGTGGGCTGCGAATCATGCCCGCTGGACACTCTTCGTCCTTTTTCTTGCATGAGCCAGCAACAAGCGCCATGCCATCCGGACAAGGCTTCTCATCGGCACAGGTATTGCCGACTTGTACCTTGCCCGGCGGACACTCCGGCTCAACGGGCTGGCAAACGCCGAGCATAGCGTTCCAGACCATGTTCTTTCCCTGAGCCGCACAGTCTGGCTTCCGATCACACACCCGCCCGTTGGGGCTGTAGGTAGTCGTGTCGTCTTCATTCTGACGATAGGTAACTTCGCAGTTGCTTATGCACCTAACAGACCCGCTCGGAGGAAAGAATGGGGTGGTCTTGCTTGGCTCGCTAGAACACTGATTGCGCCAGTACCAGATGCCGCCTAAGAACTGACCGACCTCTTTCCCCTGAGAATTTAGCCCCCAATATGCCAGCACGAAACGCCCAGTCGTCTGGCCGGACGACATTTGACATTCCCTGCGGGTGACGCCGCCAGGAATGCTGGCATTACCCGTGATGACATATGAATTGCATTGCGCGGACGCCTCGGCCGGTGTGCAGTTGGTACCGTCAATGCTGCAATTTTTAGTTGTCTGCGCGTCAGCATGTCCAAGACCGGCCCAAGCGATCAGAAGGGCCACGAGCACGTAGACGAATCGCCGAACCAGTGTTCTGACAAGAACGCGCGCTAGCCAGTTCATTACAGGCCCTCGAACGCAATCCAGCATGCGCCGCAGAAGGCAACGATTACGAAGTACCCCATGACACTTCTCCCTAACAAAAAGGGGGCGAGCGTTTCCGCGCACCCCCGTGAGTGAACTTGCGCCCCGATCAACCCTTGGCGGCGCGCTTGGTGAAGGCCCACACCACCAGGATGCCCAGCAGCAAGGCGATGGAACCAATCACAATCGCCATGTCTGCGTTGCCCTTGGAGACCTCGGCAGCGATGGCGGCGCCGGGCGAGGTACTGCCCGAGGCCAGAGCGGCACCCGATGCAACCAAGGCACCGGCACCGGCGCCGATCTTGGTGAAGGTGGAGGCGCCAAAGCGGCGCAGGGTGTTCATGTGCTTCATTACGGTTTCCTCGTCATCAGTAGACCCCTATGCGCGCAGCGCGGAATACGAGGCGCGCCTTCAACCCAATCGCCCAGGACAAAACAATCGCTCCTGCAACGAGGGTCCCATCGGCCAAATCCAGGGGAGGCAGAATTGGCTGGTGGTATGGCATCCAGACCGGCACCGCACACGTACCGTCCTGCTGCACGTTCTCAGCAGCGCAACCGACCACGTAGAGGGGTGCCGGATCGGACATGGTTTAGGCCTTGGCTACGGGCTTGGCCGACAGAGGAATGAGGTCGACGTAGCGCTTGAGCACCAGATCACCGTAGTCGCTCAGTCCGAAGGACTGCGGATCAATGTCGTACTCGCCAGCCGGGTACGGCGGGCGCCGGGCCGGGGCGGGGCGGGGCGGCGGGGCGAAACCGGGGCC